AAGTCGGAAGCTCTAATAGAGTTTGCAGAAGCGTATAAACACGGAAGAATAATTGCTTATAAATAGGGGGACCATATAATGTGGAAAGATTATGTATCGTTGAAAGAGTTGAAAAAAGATCTTGTTTTCAAAAGAATTGTAGAATGGTCAGAGAGTGAATTAATTTTAGAAGATGGAACCAAAATGGAAGTTGTATGTAGCGAATCAGATTGCTGCGCATGGGCCGAAGGTGAATTCAAAAATGTAAAGCTTGATGCAGTGATTACAGATATAAAGATTTTTGATAAAGGTAACCGTCTCTATAATGGTGACGGACATACCTCTTATGCTGAAGTCGTTGTTTATCATAATCGTAATGAGATCGCTAAAGCAGAATGCACAGCGAATGATGGGAATGGCGGCTACTATTATAGTGTTTGTGCTTTAAAGGTCAAAGACAAACTTTGTATAGTGACTGACGCATAAAAAAATGGCGGTTTTTTGGCGGAATGATGGCGGTTTTTAGCCATTTATCAGTGATATTATGGTAGTGTCGAAAGATTAGTGATAGGTCTGAGACAAAATAATAATAAAAGGAACATCGTTTTATTATTGTTTCACAATTAAGCTTCGATAGACAGCAACGGAAATATTAAGAATAAGGATGTGAATTTTAACTCCTTCTAAATTGTTCTTATTATCTATCATCCGTTGCTGTCTATTGTTACATACAGATCGCTTAGGCGGTCTTTTTATTTTGGCCGAAAACCTACATTTTCGATGGCCGATTATTGGAGGAGGAATAGCATGTTCAAACTATCTGAAATCATTAAGAAGTCCGACGTTGAGAAATTAGAGATGTTAAAAAAGAAGTTGAAGAAATAGCAGTCTCTTCGTGAGGCTGTTTTATTTTGCTCACAAAAATAGACCACTATCGGGTAATAGTGGTCAGGAATTAAATGAAAAAGATGTTAGGGTTGTTAGCTAAGTATAACATCATAACGCTTACAAAACAATGCAAGAAGGATAAATTATTATGAGAACTTACTGGTATGTGTCATTAAACAATAAATATCCGAAGCCAATGAAAGGACAGCATAGGCGTGTAGTCATGTCTGTTCAAATGAAGGCGAAGTATTCGATTGTAGAAATGATCAGAGAGGCAACGCCAGTAGAGATTGATTATTGCAAGCTAGTCTATTGTGGGTGCGGCCGTTGGAAAGAGGATCATGTACAAAAAAATATCAGCAAGTACATATAGAGAGGCGGTGATTAAGGATGGAAAAAAGCGATACGAAAGCGAACAGATACAAACCTACTGCTGCAGAGAAAAAACTCTTGGAAGTATTGATAAATCCAGATAACTTAGGCAAACCGGTGCAAGAGTTGTGTTCACTGGCGAAAATAGGTAGGACCAAATATTACGACGCCATGAGCAAAGATGGCTTTGTTGATCTAGTTAACGAAACAACAATGGATCTGATCAAAGGAAAAGCTTCTGATGTCCTTAATGCCACTTACAAGTATGCATTGACTGAAAAAGGTCATCAGGATAGGAAAATGATTCTGACTATTGCTGGAATCTATGCAGACAAACAAGAACTCAAACATTCTGGCGGCGTCGATATCCGAAAACAGTATGAGAAAATGTCCGATGAAGAATTAGAAGAGTTGGTGAAACGGTATGAAAAAATCAACGACTCTTAATCGTGTTGAGTATGCCGTTGTTCAAAGAGAGCTAGCCATTCGAAAAGCTAGGAAAAGTTTTTGGCTATTCTGCCAGCTTCTTTATCCAGAGTTTTACAAAGATGATCGGTTGTATTTGAAAGATTTATGTCATACGCTACAAGATTTTTACGAAGATAAAATCGACAAAAAAATTTTGGTTATTAACATGCCGCCTCGACATGGGAAGACTTTTACAGCGCGGCTATTCGTTTTATGGATGTTTGGACAAAATCCAAAGACGAAAATTATTACCGGATCTTATAACCAAATCCTGTCATCTTTATTTGCGCAACAAACACGTGATGGAATCATGGTTGAAAACGAAAATGTTAAGGCTGAATACTTTAAAGATATTTTTCCAGAGGTGCAAATCAAATATGGAGATGCTGCAAAGGGTTTCTGGTCTTTAGATGGTTCAGAAGAAAAGAATTATTTAGCGACTTCTCCTGGTGGAACATCCACTGGTATTGGCGCGAATTATGTAATTGTTGATGACATCATTAAAACCGCAGAAGAAGCCTATAACGAGCGTGTTTTAGATTCTCACTGGGAATGGTATAACAACACGTTGGCCCAACGAATGGAACGGCCACGTAAACAGATATTGATTATGACACGTTGGTCAAGTAATGATTTAGCCGGAAAAATGTTGACGAGACGAAAAAATAATGTTCATCAGATCTGTTATAAAGCAGTACAAGAAGACGGCTCGATGTTGTGCAACGAGATTATGACCCACGATGAGTACTTAGATGTGGTACAAGAAATGAATGTAGATATTGCAGAAGCCAACTATCAGCAAGAACCAATTGACCAAAAAGGCAGGCTATATCAGAAGTTTCTTACTTATGATACGTTGCCTGATAACATTATCAAAATATGGAACTACACCGACACCGCCGACAAGGGTGCCGATTACTTTGCGTCTCCTGTTTTTGCTGAGACGTCTGATCATGATGCTTATATTATCGATGTCATGTATACAAAAGAGCCGATGGAAACAACTGAAATAGCCCACGCTAATATGATTATTCGCAATCGAGTTAATAAGGTACGGATTGAAGGAAACAATGGCGGGCGTGGATTCAGAAGAAATTCAGAAAGAATTACAAAAGAGCGAGGCTATCGAGGTGCAGTATTTGAAGACTTTCATCAATCGGATAATAAACTGTCTAGAATACTGGCGAATAGTGCTTGGGTGGAAAATCATGTTTACTATCCAGATGATTGGGCGACACGTTGGCCGGACTTTTATGAGGCTATGGTTAGTTATCAACGTGAAGGTAAGAACGCTCATGATGATGCTCCGGATGCAGTTACAGGAATTGCAGAAACGATTATAGAAGCAGATGACTTCGAGTTTATTGCTTATTAGGAGGTGGGTCTTTGTTTTATTCTGGAATCACATTGAAAAAATACAAACGTTTAAGAACGAAATATTCAACGCAAATCGAAGAAGGATTATTCGATCCTAACGCTTTTATGGAAGATATGAAACCCTTTTTCGATGATCGAGAAAGAAAGTATCTTGCTTATACTAGCGAGAAAAACGAGATCGACAGTCGTGAGAAACCAAAAACAAAAATCATTAAGGTCAATAACAAGATTCATGCGGGAATGTATTCAGTGGTCGTTGATCAAGCAGTTAACCATTTCACAGGAATACCAATTAAATGGGATTATGATGTTTCGGAACAGAAAAGGACATTCATTCAACGAATGAGAGACAAATTACTGGGTAATGATATCAGCGCCCCTTCTACCCCAGAAGAATTTGAAACACTCACGAGACAATTAAGTACTATGCGGTTTGGAATGTTAGACCCCGATACTGCAACATTTCAAGGAGCGACAGGGCTTGCTTTCAGATTACTGGAGCCTGTTGAGACAAATGATGGTTGGGAACTAAGAGCAAGCAACATTGAGCCGTGGAAAGCTGAAAAGTACGAAAACGGCGCAGTGTACATTAAAGAGAAATACGATCCATATCAAAAGAAGTTTTATGAAGAGATGAAGGTTGTCACGCCGAAATCAATATTTACTTATGCTCGATATACTGATTACCCTGGCACGGTACAAGGAGCATTTAAAACGCTGGGTAATGTTCCTAATCCTTTAGGCGTTATCAATCTTACGGAGTTTAAAAACAATACAAACCGTTACTGTGACTTTGAAGTTGCAGAGGAGATTAGTGATGCTATTGATCGTGTTTTATCTGATCAGCAGAACGAGATTGAACAATTCAAGTTAGCTTATATGCTGATCACTGGGGCAGATTTGTCCGAGGATAAAGCCAAGAAGATGATGGAGCAACTAGGGATCATCAATCTGAAAGACCCTAATGCGAAAGCCGGCTACGTGACAAAGGATCTACAAAAGGATTTCAACGAGTATCATTTTGATCTTCTTAAAAAGCAATTCTACACGGTGTGTAAAGCAATTGATTTCAATGACGAAGTCTTTAAGTCGAATAGTTCTGGGGAAGCCCGAAAGTGGCAAATCATTAGTTTAGAAGCTAAGACAAATACCAAAGAACAGTACTTTCGAGAAGGATTGAAAGAGTGTGCCGAGGTTATGGCTGCTTATTTGGATTTTGCCGAGAAAGTTACAATTGATCCGGAAAAGATCATTTTCACCTTCTCTCGTTCGCTTCCAACAGATTTAAGCTACCTAGCTGAGGCATTGCCTAAGTTGGCACCATACGTTTCTAAGAGGACGATTCAAAGTCAGATCCCGTTCGTCACAGATGTTGATTATGAAAACGAAATGATTGACGTCGAAAGCAGACAATCTTACCCAGACGGCGAGTATGGAGGTGGCATCGTTGAGTCAAATAGAAACGAAGTACTGGACCAAACGTCGAGAACTGGAAGATTTAGCAAGACTCAAAATGGAAAATCAAACGCTAAAGAAACTAAGTAGTGTCTTTCCTGATGCGTTGAAAGAAATTCAAGCGGAGTTATTATCCCAAGCTGATTTACACGATATTACCTATGCTGAGATGATGGAATTTTATAGTACAAGTGATCAGAAAAAATATCGTGAATACGTTGAAAAGAACTACAAATCACTGAAGATGTATGATGCAAAATACAAAGAGTTCATCGAAGAATACTTTCCTTCTTTCGACTACGCCAAAGTGAATCGGCTGCTTCAAATGAGGTCAGATATTTTTCGAATTCTTGCAGAGAGTGCAATAGATGCAGATGTGAATAAATATTTTTCGGATCGGTTAGAAGATATCTTGCAACGTTCGTATGTATCAAACGCAAACGTATTTGCCCAGATTTTGAACGTAGATTTGCCGAATTACTTATCAAAGGAAGAACTTGAACGTTACCTGAACTATCCTTGGTCAGGTAAGACATTCTCGCGTCGTTTATGGGGCAATATTTCATCTCTAGAACAAAAGCTATCTAACGCCATTACAACTAGTGTAGCAAGTGGCGAAGGAGTTCTCGTGGCATTACGAACAATGCGAGAAGACCCAGAAATATGCGATATGTTCAAAAGGGAGGAATCGAAGTACAACAAGGCGATCGAAAATCTTGTGAGAACAGAATACGCTAAATTCGCTCAAGATGGTATTGAGAAATCTTATATTGAAACTGGCGTAGACGAATACAATGTCTTAACTGCAAAAGATGAAAAGGTATGTTCAATATGCGGTGGCAAAGCAAAGAACAACCCATACAAGTTGAGTGAAGCGATCATTGGTGAGAACCGTGCGCCTTTTCATGGCCGATGCAGATGTACAGATGTTCCTAATATGCCGAAATTAGGAAAAGATATTGACGAAGAGTATGAGCGTTTATTTGGCGATTTATTAGATGAGTTTGCACATGATTCTTTTGGAATTAATTTGAAACGGAGGAAGTAGAATGAAAGATTTTTTTGAAGCAGTACTAACAATTAATGTAAATGCTGATATTGCAGAAGCCTACAAAACAGCTATTGAGTCTGAGAACCATCCTAATGGCTTGAGAGACCATTGGAATGGCAATTATGCCTACGTGGTTATTGGCGATCAAACTGTTAATTATCAAGATAATACTCCAGTTGATAAGAATACCGTTAATTTAACGATTCAATTATTATCTCATTCATTACCAAATTTAAAAGAAACAGTTGATTGGTATGAAAATATGGGATGTATTGTTGTTAGAACTGACTACAAAGAAGGAAAGTCTAGTAATTAGGCTTTTTTATTTTGTCCGAAATGACGTTAAACTAGCGCAATACTGGGCTTGGTTGAATGGTGGGGCGCAACTATTAAAACTCAAAGCAATGCGGGGCGTGAAAACGAATCGTGGGGCGAAAGGAGAATGATTATGAAACACAAATCATTAATGCCAATGAATTTGCAATACTTTGCCGAAGGTGACGATCAAAAGTTTTCTTTTGATGACTTCAAATCTTTTGTGGAATCCAATGAAGAAGCTCAAAAATTTATTCAGTCACAATCTCAAAGTGTTGCCGACAAACAATTGGAAGCTTGGAAACAAAATAACTTAGATAAAATTAAACAGGATACCATCAAGGAATATGAGGAATCTAAGAAAAACAAGTCACCTGAGCAAATTCAACTGGAAAAACTACAAGCTGAATTTGAAGCAGAAAAAGCGTTGCGTGTGACAAGTGATAATAAAGCATTTGTTGCAGAACAAATTGCTGGATTAGAACTAGATGGAGAGTTAAAAGAGTCTATTTCTCAATTTATGCTAAATAATCTTGTTAGTTCGGATACAGATTTCACTAAGAATGCTGTTGAAGGTTTTACAAGTGTTTTGAATGCAATTAATGAGAAACATGCAGATGCATTAAAAGAACTACAAATGAAGTCTGCATTTGGTGGAACTCAACAATCGAATAACCAGGTTCAGCAGAACAATGAAACATTAACAAATCCAGAAGAACAATTAGGACAAATTCTTCAACAATTTAACTAGGAGAGTGAAAAATTATGAAAAAAACATCTTTAAATAATTTAGAGTATTTGGATATTTCACCAGCGATTAATGCTATGCAAGTACCAAATACACCTTTTTTAAGCTATTTACTTGGTGCTGGAAAAACAGAGCCAGCAAACTCGACAGAAATTAAATGGCGTGAATATGATATCAACAACGATGATTCTTCTGAAAAACTTGAGGGCGGAGAATATCCAGATGCTGAATCAGGTCGAACTTGGTTTAACAACTATACTGAAATTTTTAGAAAATCAACCTCTGTATCTGGTACATTAGATGCTATTAATGTGAATGGAGTCGGAAATGAATTAACTAATCAAGTAGCACTACGTGGTATGGAAATGAAAATTGATTTGAACCGAAAATTGATTACTGGTGTAAAAGCTGATGAAAATGGTTCTAAAGGTCGTCGAATGAATGGGATTTTGAACTTGATCAATTCAGCAAATAAGGCAGAAACAGCCACTGCGGGTGCAGTAACAAGAAAAGATATCGATACTTTATTTAAATTGATGTATGAAAAAGGTTATATGGGAGAAAAACTATGCTTGATTTCTCCAGATATGCAGGAGTTAATGACTGATGAGTTAGATGGAAAATCAACAAAAATTGTTCAGTTCGGGGAAAGAGTAACTTTTGGATTGCAAATTGGAAATATCGTGTCTAATTACGGTACAGGTATTGCTCTACTAGAACCATCATTGCCAAAAGGAACAATTGCCGCAATCGATACTAATTATGTGAAACTACGTCCATTACGTGAATGGAGAGCAGAAGAACTTGCAAAAACAACGGATTCTAGACGTATCGGTCTTGTAGGTGAATACTCTCTTGAATACAATGCTTCAAACTCTGGGGCAATTTTAAATTTAAAGTCTGAATAAAAGGGAGTTAGTACTCCCTTTTTTGATAGGAGGAATTACAGTGGTAAAAAAAGATGAAACTAAAAAAGATGAAGTCGTGAAATATAGAGTAGGTAAAACTAAAAATTTTGTTGGGTTTGTTCATCCTAAAACTCGTAGATTTATCACAGCAGATTCAAATAACGAATTTATCATTTCTATAGATGATAAAGAAGCAATTGCAATTTTGGAAGATGCAATTGATGTTAATGAAATTTAGGAAGTGATCTGATGGATGAATCGCTAAAAACGGAAATCATTGAGTCTACAAAAGAAGATTTTCCAGATTTGAGTGAAGAACGCATAACTAATTTATTAGAAATAATTTTGCTAGAAATTGAATCATACAACACTTGTAAAAATGATATTTCATGGGAAAAGTTAAAAAGCGTGATTAGTGAAGTGTTGTATAAAATAATAAAAAATGAATCAGAAAAAACAGTATCTTCAGTTAGACGTGGCGATACAACGATTAGTTATGCTTCAACAACAAATGATGTTAGTGAGTTACTTCTAGGCTATGGTGATTTGATACGAAGAGTTATTGGTTGTGGAGGATTGGAGTTTTTTTAATGAATGAAGCAGATATTTTAGAAACTACTTATGAAGATAGTTGTATTATTGAAAGACTGACGGACATTGAAGATTCTAATACAAATATTACTATTCAAGATTACAAAAAAGTATATGATAATCCTATTTCTTGCGCTCTTTCACAAGGTCAAATCGATGGACTAGCAGTCATAGAAGATGGAGAGATGGTAAATGTTTCAACTGACACATATAAATTATTTGTTCATCCTAAGATTAAACTAAAAAAAGGAGATCGAATAACAATAACTCAAAAGGCCAGTGGCTTAATTTTTTCTCTATTTGCTACTAAGCCTTTTTACTATCCTAGTCATTGTGAAGTGAATTTGATAGGAAGTGAGAAAAATGGGTAATCTCAAATATGAATCAAATGCAGAAAAGATCATTGAGAATTTTAAAAATATGACTGTAATTGCTCAAAAAGAAGGAATATCCTTCGTTAACGATTCAATGAATAAAGTCGTTAGTTTAGCTAAACCATTAACTCCTGTAAAATCAGGTAATTTAAGGCGAGGATATCGTGTAGTAAAAGCTAGAAAACTATCAAGCGGTCGAATTGTTGGAGCAGTTATAAACAATGAACATTATTTTAAATATGTAGAAGAAGGTCATAGGACTAAAAATGGTGGCTTTGTCAAAGGGAAATTCATGTTAACTCGTGCAACGAATCTTGCAAATATGTCTTATATTCCTCGAAGATTTAAACAAATGGCAATAAAAATCGTTAAGAAAGGAAAGTAACATGAAAGATGAAATCATTGCTGCAATCAGTAGCAAATTAAAAGAAATCTATCCTGATGGGACAATATATCTTGATTCAGTTATGCAGTCAACTAAAGATTTTTATTTCGTTTTATCAGTAATGGAATCTGGAACTGAAAATGTAGGAATTGATATTCAAAATGTTTCTTTCTTAATTGATATTGCATTGATTGATAATAAACCTAATAGAAATTTAATTAATGAATTAGTCTCACGTTGTGGGACTTTTTTTAATACGATTACAATCGATGAGCAAATATTATTTCCAAAAGCCTATTTACCTGATGAAGCAGATGGTGTTCAACATATTCGTTTTACATTAGAATTTCCACAATATATTGAATGGAGTGAAAGATAAATGGGAGAAAAAAGAAGTAAAACCGGAATTATTTCTGTCGAAAAACCTACTTGGTTTCCTTTGGAAGATGAGACAGGGAATTTCCCGGTATATGGTACTGCGTTGCCAATGGGAACAGCAGTAAGTATCAAACCAACAGCTAATTATGAAACAACACAAGATTATGGGGATTCAGTGGTTCAAGATCAATTTACAGCTTTTGGTGGTGCAGAAGTTGAACTGGAAGCAAATGGATATACTCATAAAGTTTTATCTACAATTACTGGAGGGAAAATTGTTAAAGGTGGTGCCTTGCGTTCTGGAGAAGATATTGCGCAAGATGGTGCGTTTGCATATAGACGTAAAAAATCGAATGGGAAATACCGTTATACGGTCTTTTATAAAGGACAGTTTGCTCTAGATTCAGATGAAACGTCAACGATTGAAGGAAGTAAAGTAAGTTTTACTCATCCAACTTGGAAGGGTTCATTTGTAGATGTACCAGGACTTGGATATATGTATTCAGTTGATGAAGATGATGAAGGCGTGGATAAAGCAATGATCGGAAATTGGTTTACAAAAGTAGCAATTCCAATTGAAGAAGCAGAACTTTCAGGAGGTACAGAATAATGTCAAAATATCAAACAACGATTAAATTAACGAAAAAAGATGAAGAAGGTAAATATGAGCAAGTACAATTTAAATCTGCTGAATTTTTACCAGGAACAGTTGTAGAAGATGCTGCAGGAGTTATGGAAGAAATGCAAACAGCGACTGATAAACAATCAGTTAAAAAAGCTTTAAGTCGTGCTTATTCATTTATTGCAGATACTTTATTTGAGGGACAATTTACTGGTGAAGATTATTGCAAAGGAATTGATGCTCGTGAGATTGCCTCATTGACAGGAAAATTATTGAAGTCTGTTACTGCAGGTTTTGATGAAACTTATACAGAGACGAAAAAAAAGTAAGTGAGGCGCTCAAGTCACCTTCATTTAAGTATTCGATTACTTACCGAGAATTAGATATAAAGACGCAATTACTCGAAGCAGGTTGGACGTTACCAGAAATTGAACGTACTGACTTGGATGAGTTAATGCGTCTTTTTGCTTTTAGAGATGCGGTAAAAGAGCATGAAGATGTTGAGTACTATGATAATTTCACTCAATTTTAGGAGGTGATACTTTGAATAACGATGACCTAATTCTGAAGATGATACTAGATGAATCTGGTTTTACTGCCGGTATGAATAATGCTGTCAAAAAGTTGAACTCTTTTGATGAAACAATCGAAAGAAAAAGTAGAAATAGTGGCAGTTCATTAGGTAGTATTTGGAAAATATTTGCTGGAAGTTTTCTAGCTAGCGGAGTAACTAGAATCGTAGGAGCTGGCTTTGATCTAATCAAGGGTTCCATAAGTGGAGCGGTTGATCGAGTAGATACGATGAATAACGCTCTACGAAATTTCCAAAATATGGGATTTAGTAATTCAGAAATTATGAAGAATATCGGAAAGAATGGGCTTTTATCTCAAGGTATTCAAGGACTTCCTACTGCTTTGAATGATGCGATAAGTCATGTTCAACTTCTTGCTTCTTCTACAGGTGATTTAACTCGTTCAACTCAAATATTTAAAGCTTTAAATGATGGAATTCTTGGTTTCGGTGGTTCAACTGATCAAGTTAATGAAGCTGTTATTCAATTATCTCAAAGTTTCTCAAACGGAAAAGTAGACGCACAAACTTGGAACTCAATGATCAACGCTCAACTTGGACCTACTCTTTCTGCTATTGCTAAAAAGATGGGAATTACAATGGGAGATCTGAAAGAAGGTTTGTCTCAAGGTAAGATTTCTGTTGAAGAATTCCAAAATCAATTAATAGAAATGGATACCAAAGGTGGCGGAGGACTTAAATCATTAAGTCAAATCGCTAAAGATTCTACTAAGGGAATTAAAACCTCTATACAAAATGCAAAAACAGCTGTTACACGTGGTGTTGGTGAGGTAATAGAAGGATTAAATAAAGCATTAGTAGATTCAGATTTAGGTGGATTTAAGGGAATTATTGATAAAGTGGGCAGTTCAATGGAATCGTTCTTAAAAGTAATTGCTGCAAATATTCCTACAGCAGTATCATTTTTAAGTAATTTATTTAACGAAATTCAAAAATTTGGTTCTGCTTTGAAATTCATGATGCCCTTTCTTGTTCCTGCAGCTACCGCTTTTGGAGCGTTCATGTTTCAACTTAAAGGTATACCAGCAATAATAAAAAGCTTCAATAATTTTAAGAATGCCATAATTGGCGTTGGAAATTCATTAAAGATTATGGGGGCAATAGCTGCTGCTAATTCATTTGTTTTAATTATTGGTGCAGTCGTTGGTGCAATAGCTGTTTTCGGTTACTTTATGGCAACCAATGAAGAGTTTAGAAACAAGGTTATATCTATTTGGAATGATGTGAAAGATTCCGTAATTGGTGTATTAAAAAATATAAAGGACTGGGGAATTGATACTTGGAATTCTGCTAAAGAAATGGCATCAAATGCAGTTGAGGGTGTCAAAGATGCTTGGTCAGGAACAAAGGAATGGTTTTCTAACACCTGGAAAGGTATTAAGGATGGGGCCACAGGTTTATTTGATAAAACAGTAGAGACTTCAAGAAATGCAGTCGATAGTGTAAAAAATGCATGGTCTAATATGAAGAAATGGTTTTCTGATACTTGGCAAAGTATAAAAGATTCAGCCAGAGAAAAATGGAATGAAATTAAAGGTTCTATTATGTCGGTTGCTGGTCCATTGATTACAGGTATAAAGAATGCATTTTTACATGTTACTTTTTATCTAGAGACCTTATGGAATAATTTAGTTGAGATTGGTAAAAACGTCTTTGAGATTTTAAAAAATGTTATACTTGCGCCGGTTTTGTTTATTACCTCCATGATTTCTGGTGGATGGGAAGAAACAAAAAATAATATGATTGCTGTTTGGAATAATATTAAAGAAAGTGCCATAAATATTTGGGAATCTATAAAGAATATATTTGTAAGTTATTTTACAAATATTTATTTTGCTGCACTCAATATTTGGACAGGGTTCAAGCTTACATTGATAAATATTTGGAATGAAGTGGTAAATCAAGCTAAATCGATTTGGTTAAACATAAAGTATTTTTTTATTAATCTTTGGATTGATATAAAATATTTTGCAATTCAGAAATGGATTGAATTGAAGTTTTCTATTATTCAAACTTGGATCGATTTAAAATATAATGCCATTACTACTTGGAATAATATTAAACAGTTTTTCAAAGATACTTGGAAAAATATTAAAGATACGGCATACAATACGTGGATTTCTATAAAAAATACCATGATTAATACATGGAATAACATTAAGGACTCTTTCTGGAATATTGTTACTGGAATTGTTAATTCTGCTGAAAATGCATGGACAAATCTAAAAAATGGTGTTTCAAATGCTATTAATCGGGTAAAAGAAATCTTTAATTCGTTAAGGGAAGTCAATTTATTTGAAATTGGCAAGAACATCATTGATGGACTTATAAATGGTGTAAAAGAAAAGTGGAATGCTTTGAAAGATACTATCAAAGGTATTGCAGGTAATATCAAAAATTGGATTAAAGGAGCTTTAGATATTCATTCTCCATCAAGATGGATGCGTGATATGGTTGGTAAAAATATTGTTCAAGGTATTATCGTTGGTATTGATAAAGAGCAAAGTAAGTTAGATCAAACCATGACAAATTTAGTAAAAACACCGTCTGTTCAACCTGTAGTAAATGGAATAAGTCACCTACCAATTACACAAACAAAGCAAAATATATCTGCTAGTGAAACAAAAGAAATTCATTTACATTTAAATGTTTATGGAGATTTACCTGATTCAATGGTTCGGAAGATTACCACAAAAATTAAAACAGAATTGACAAGACAAATGAAACGAGATGCTGGTGCAGTAGGAGGAACATTATATGCAACTTAAGAGAGGACAATTTTTTATTAATCAACATTATTCTTCTGAATTTAATGTGTATATTCAAAACAGGCCTGCTTCTGTTTCAGCTAGTCGAGTAATTGAATTGAGAGAGCGAGAAGGAAATGATTCTATCATTATTGATAAAGGCTATTACAGAAATGTGACTAGAAAGATTGAGTGTTACTATAAAGCACCTTCAATTGATGTGGTGCAGGAGTGGGAAGATCGAATCACTGAATGGTTAGATATGTCGTCTTATAGTGATTTTATTCTTTACTATGATGAACAATATATTTATCAAGCTGTAGTAATAGAAGGACCTGAATTTAAAGGAACAAGAAAAACAGGAAATATTGTCCCTTTTGAATTTACAGTGAGCATTCGACCATTTAAGGAAAATTACAATGGTAGATTTACTATTCGACAAACAGAAACTTTTGAAATTTATAACCCAGAGAAGTATTCTTCAAAACCGCTTATTAAATTGAGTGGTTCTGGAGATGCTTCTTTTTATATTAATAAGGACAAATATGATTTGAAATCGTTGGACAGAGAATTATTTATAGATTCTAAATTAGAAGAGGCTTACCGAAAATTAGATGGTAATTTAGAACATCAGGATCAAGTCACTTTATTTTTAGATTTTCCATTTTTATATCCTGGAAAAAATGAAATTAAATGGACGAAAAATATTCATTCATTTGAAATAATGCCTAGGTGGTGGAGAAAAGTATGAAACCAAGAATATATAGTCCTACTGAAACAGATTTCTCAACGAATGGCTTAGGAATTTTAAAGGATTGTACAAGATGTGAAATATATGAAGTAGCTAATGGAAAATATGAATTAGAGTTGGATTATCCTTTAGGAACTAGATTTGATGAATATTTTGAAAATGACTATCAAATAAAAGCAAAGCCAAACGATCAAGAAGAGTATCATATCTTTTTTATTGATGATAAAGATATAGATACTTTTTTAAATACAGTAACTATTTATGCTCAGAGTCGTACAAATCGACTTGGAAGACGGGTAGTCACTCTTGCGGAAGTAGACTCTAAAACTGGTCAAGAAGCGATATCAATTATTGAAACCAAAATGGATAAAAAATCTGACATACGACTTTATTCTGATATTACGGCCGTTTCTAGCACAATCTTTGAAGCGAGAAATGTTTTAAATTGTATTGCTGGTGAACAAGGATCATTGCTTCAATATTGGGGTGGAGAAATTAAACGTGAACCATTTAAGCTTTCTTTGTTAAAGCGAAGAGGTCGCAATAATGTTGGAACGATTCGGTATGGAAAAGATATGTCTGGTTTAAAGGTCAAATTAGATTGGACAGGTATAAAAACAAGACTTATTCCATATGCTGATCCTCAAAGTGAGGTAGGTACGACTAATCGAATTTATGGTTCGCCAGTAGATAGTGCCTATATTAATAACTATCCTGATGTGTATACAGAGCATGTTCAGTTTACAGAAGAACAAGGAGTAAAAGACATTAAGAGCTTAAATAAAATAGCTAAAAATTACTTTAAAACGATCAATCCTGGCTGTGATAAGCCTAAAGTTTCTATTACGGTTGAATTTGATAAGTTGACTGATAGTGAAGAAGCGAAAGAATTTGCGAAGATTAGAAATTATGGTCTGTTTGATACATTTAAAATATATCATAAAAAATATAATATTTATCTTGAATCAAAGGTTAGTGGACTACAATACGATTCTTTATCTGAAAAAACTTTGAAATTAGAAGCAGGAGACATTCAAGTTGCTTTTTATCAGCAACAAGCTGTAACTATTCAGGATAAATTAAAAGATTATGCAACGAATAATTATATGAGTGATTTTAATGATTATGTTTCTTCAATGATTACAGGTCAAGGCAGTGCAGGAGGATATGTAAGTTTATGGCCAAAAGAAAAACCTTCCAACATCTTTATTATGGATAATCCAGATTTAGAAAAGGCAAGAGAAGTACTAAGAATGAATAAAAATGGGATTGCTTTTTCTAAGAAAGGATGGCGGGGGCCTTTTACTTCAGCTTGGACATTAGATAGTATATTTAATGCCAATTTTATACAAACTGGATTAATCAAAGCAGATATCTTTCAAAATTCTTTTAACAAGACTGGAGATGTATTGAAATTAGTTAATGGACTACTCCAAATTTGGAACAACAAAAAGAAAATAATGGAGTTAACTAAAAAAGGAATGGAATTTTGGAATTCTAAGGGTTCAATTGGAACGATTGGAACAACTGATTCTGCTGGTAATCCTTTTCCTGGGGCTTCTACTCCAACCCCTATTGAAGATAATTCTTTAGTTATTCGTACAAATGGAGACGGCAAATATATTTTGATTTCTCCTAAAGTAGGAAAAGGATTAGTTTTATTAGGAAATGGTAAAGCAATTTATTTTGGAGACTTAGATGTACAAGGAAAACTTACAGTTAAAGGAAAAGAAATAATTCCTGGACAAGGTGGTGGTCCATCGGGAGGTGGAGAATCTACTGGTGGGTATCCTAGTGAATTAAAAACAGATGCAGAAAAGAGAGCTTGGAGAATTTACGATATTTTGTGTAATAACGGATTTACGAAACAATCTGCATGTGGAATATTGGGGAACATTCAACAAGAAACAGGAGGAACTTTTGATCCTGATACTGTTCAAATAGGTGGACCAGCATACGGATTAGTTCAGTGGGATGGTTCTTCATATCCTCTTGTTGGTCCAGCAACATGGGATGGAAAAGTTTATGTTCAAAACTTATTTAATGCTGCAGGTATTAAAGAACCAATAACGAGCTTAGATGCACAAGTTCGATTGCTTATTTGGACATTTACAAATGGACAATGGATGGGCGTAGTACAACCTACGACGGTTGATGGATTTAAGGCCTGTACTGATCCAAGACAAGCAGCATATGCTTTTGAACGAAACTATGAACGTCCGGCAGCGACACATCCTGAACGTCAAGATTATGCAGTTAACTGGTATAACAAATTTAAAGATTTAAAACCAGGAGGAGCTACTGGAGAAGCAGGACTAAAACATTTAGAGTCTTTGATTGGACAACGAATTGGCAATGGTCAGTGTTATGGCTTGTCTGCAGAATATTCAGGATATCTGGGTGGTTGTGGCATGGGTGCTGGAACAAAATATGGTTTAACTCATGTGATAGGAAATACTTCTGCAGCATCTGATATTGGTATTGCCTATGATTGGTCTGCTGTTGGTTGGAAAGTGATTCAAAACCCTAGATATGATCAATTAGTAGTTGGTGCAATTATTAATTGGGCAAGAGGTGGACAAGTGGGTTCATGGTTTGCAGACGGAACTTATGGACATACTGGCGTTATCCGAGGCTTAGCTAATGGTCGTATGCAAACTTATGAACAAAACACAGAGTTAGGTATGATTTGTGGAAAGTTAGATCGCCAGTATTATAGTGCAAGTGCAATTTCTTCCATTGTCATACCACCAAAATAGGGAGGTGATTTAATGGCAAAGTGGAATGTCATATTAAGTACAACAGAACCCTATAATTACGTGGGGATGATTCAAGTTCGACAAGGCAATAAAAACACTGAAGTTATGGAAGCTACAATTGTCGAAAATGGTCTTCCATATGATTTATCAGAATGTAAGGTATATTTTGAATCAGTTGTTGGCGGAAAATATCCAGTCCAATTAGAAACAAGAATTGTGGATGCTAAAAAAGGGAAAATCAAATATATTTTTGATAAATATTCCATGCAGTGTTTGCATCGACAAACAGCCAATTTCATTATATTTAAAGGAGAAGACTTGATTGGAACAACTCAAGACTTCTCCTATTTTGTCATCAATGCTGTTTCAAAAACAGAAGGAGAAATGGGTTCTTATTGGCAATCAATTGAAGATTTAATTGCTGATATGACAGATTTTATTAATGAAAATAAAGGCGATTTTACGGACTGGATGAATGAAAGGAAAGAAGAATTTGATCGCTGGAGAGAAGAACAGGAGAATAGTTTCCAAGATTGGAGAGAAGGACAAGAATCAGATTATTTGTCATGGTTTGAATCAATCAAGGATATTTTGAAGTCTATCGATCCAGGTGGAGTAATGTTAGCCGAATTAATGGATGCACGTGTTGATATTCAAGGAGTTCGTCATGCGTCTATTTCAGAGCGCTTGCTGGCAGATATGGATTATCTATATCAGAAATTACGAGCAACACTTTTCACGATTGAATACGGTGAGATTGAAGTGACTGATATTTTGCAGGATGATCTCTTTTCAGATAATCACGAAGTCGAAAAAGTTGGAACTGTAGAATTTCCAATTGAAGAAGGAGCTTTGATTATTGCAACTGTTGATGATCCAAAACAGAATGTTTTCACTCTTGAGAAAGTTGGGGTGATTTGATGGTTAAAGTAAAGAGAATGATGGAGACTGATGAATCTGGTGTTAAACGTCAATTTATGCCAATTACACATGTTTCTGCAGTTTTAGGCTTAGAAAAAATGATATCAGGACAATCAAAAGTTCTTTCGGTTAATGGTAAATATGGTGCAGTCATTTTAACGAAAGCTGATTTAGGATTAGAGAATGCAATTACTGAACTACCTTATGCAAGCGAGACAAGCGATGGTATTCTTACTGCTGAAATGTTTCAAAAGATCGTAAATGGAGAAGGTGGAACATATATTTTGCCGATTGCTACTCCTGAACAATTAGGAGGTATAAAAGTTGGGGAACTCTTAGAAGTTACTGAAGAAGGTGTTTTATCTGCAACTAAGCAAACAGACTTCAATTTCTCTGAAGAATTAAAGGGAAAATTAGAATCTCTAAAAATATTAAAAGCAGGTGCAAATATATCAATTGCAGAAGATGGAACAATTAGTTCTACAGGTGGTAGTGGGACTGGTGGTGTTAATCAGTCATATGTAGATCAAAAATTCCAAGAAGCTGTAAATCAAGCAGAAAGTTACACAAACGAAAGAATTCCAAATTTTACTTTTGAAAAAATCGGGGAGGTATAGAAAATGACAGATATCGTAAAAATAAAACAAAGCGGTGTACAGGTTTATCCACAAACTCATTGGAATGCTATAGAAGGCAAACCAACAACGGTGAAGGGAGATAAAGGCGATCCTGGCCAAGCAGCAACAATTACCATAGGAACCGTTTCTAGTGGTTCAACCGCTTCTGTTACGAATGTAGGAACATCATCTGCAGCTAGATTTAATTTTGTTTTACCAAAGGGAGATAAAGGTGATCCTGGAATAAATGCCACAACTACAGCTGTAGCTACAACTACAGCAAATGGGTTGATGTCGTCCACAGATAAAACTAAGTTGGATGGAATTGCAGCTGGAGCACAGAAAAATCCAGGTAATGCTACAACTACGACAGCAGGTTTAATGTCAGCAACCGATAAAGTGAAACTCGATGGATTAACCAATATTACATTTGAGAAAGTGGGGACGGTTTAATGGCTGATATTGTGCAATTAAAAGAAGACGGAGTTGCTAAGTATTTGAAAACTCATGCCAAAGGAATTGATGGTGTGGAGGGTGTTTTAGTAAAAGCCACAGGTAATGAAACGGTCTTAGGAACGAAAAATTTTAAAGACGGATTGCAATTCAATGGATTGCCTGTGCAAGCAGGTATGATCGAGCGAGCTATCACACTAGCTGATCGAAGTGATACAACAAACGTAACTGATGTGAATGGAAAAATAATCAGAATCGGAAACATCGTATTTCTTACTTTTAATTTTAAATGTGGCACATGGCCCGAAGGATCAGAAACTCGTTGGATTTTAAAAATCCCGGACGGTTTCAAACGTGATCAAGGCTATCCAGCGCAAACCGCGCTTTCACTAGTTAGAAATGCAAGTCAGCCAGCGGATGCACGTGCATTCATTGATCAAAGTAGCATCATACAAGCCAAATCAGGTTCAGGTAGTTCATATATTTCAGGTATGTGGATCACTCAAGATCCTTGGCCGGCTTAACAGATTACTAATTGGAGGAAGAGTAAAATGAAAACAATTTATAAAGTATTGTATCCAATGGGATATGAAGAACATCAAGTAGAAGATAACTTTCCAACATCTTTACCATTTGTCGAAGTTCCACCTATTTTGTTTGAAAAGAAGGAAGATGAAACGGATGAAGGTTTCGGAAGAAGACAACAGTCGCAATTCTTTAACTTCACTGAAAATAAGTGGGAAGAAGCAGTTACACAAGATTATTCAAAAAAATTAGAACTACTAGAAAATTTATCTATAGGTTTACAGGTAGATAATGCTGCATTGAAAAAATCAAATGAAGAGTTAACGGAAAAAGCAGATTCGATGGCGCAGTTGAACGCCAAACTGATGCTTAATGATTTAACAATTAATAAAAAAATTGAAGCAATAGAAAAACAAATTGGAGGTGCTTCATAATGTTTAGTTTTAGCGATGTGAAAATGATGTATGATTGGGGCTGTTTTACTGACGATCAAGTTCGACAATTCGTTCCACTATGCATTACAGACGAAGAAGCAGATAAAATCATTAGCAAAGAAGAGAGCGCATCTTAATTGATGTGCTTTTTATTTTGATTCAAGGAGTTGTCACATGATTAATTTAGGGGAATGGGGAGCGATAGCAGGATCAATAACCGCTATCGTTTCTTTGATTTTATTAGTAATAAAACCAATTACTGCATCTTTCTCGAAGATTACTGAGACTCTTTCAAAAGTAAGTCACAATTTAGATTTGCTGACTAAAGATTTAGAATCGAGCAAATCAGATCGATTGATGATTCATGAAGAACTAAAGAAACACGATGAAAGATTAGATACACATGCAGAAAAATTGGTAGAACACACGCAACAAATTAAAACTTTATTTAGGGAGAGAAGAAAATGAATAATAAAACGTTCGAAGTACTAAAATGGTTCGCACTGGTAATTATTCCCGCACTAGCTACTTTCGTGGGGTTAGTTGGTAAAGCGCTCAATTGGCAGTACACAGATATCTGTGTTGTCATCATTACTGGTTTTGGCGCGTTTTTAGGGAGTGTGTTGGGTGTATCAAATCGAACCTACAAAATGTTCTCGGCTGAAAGCGAAGAAGGAGGAAACAAATGAAAAAGAAAATTACTATTACTGCGATGAGCCTGTTAACGGCTCTTTTTTTATTACCCATTAATACGTTTGCTTATACTATTAATGACGAGTATAATTTAGCGCCGAATCAAGGAGACTCCAGATTAGCAATTCCTAACAAAATTATTTTGCACGAAACTGGAATAGATGCACCAGCAAGAAACGTAGCCGCCAACATGAAAAATAATTATAACGGAAGCAATCCTTATACTACAGATGTTATTGGTGACGGTGGGATTGTTTACCGTGTGGGTGAGCAAGGATATGTTTCGTGGGGAGCTGGTAACGCTAATCCTTATGCGCCTGTACAGATTGAATTACAGCGCACATATGATAAAGCATTGTTTGAAAAAAACTATCGAGCTTATATTGAATATACAAGAGATAGTGCAAAAAAATATGGAATTCCATTGACTCTTGATCAAGGAACTTCTTTATTTACAAAAGGAATCATTTCTCATTTGTGGGTGACAAATTATGTTTGGGGGAACCACACAGATCCATATGGTTACTTATCGCAAATGGGAGTTAGCAAAGAAAAGCTTGCTTATGATTTAGCTCATGGATTTACCGATGAAAA